CTTTGTCCTGTTCCTGTGTTTTCAATTTTAATAGCTGCATATCTTCCTCTCGCTCTAGTACTAACAAATGTAGTAGTAGAGTCAATAGTAAAAGGACTAAAGGATGAATTCGTATTTGCTTGTGCAGGATAAGGTGTAACGGATACATTAATAACTGCATTTCCTATTAAGTTTTTAAAGTTAGGTAAAAATCTACCCATAGATAAAAAGTATTCTCCAATACCTTGATCTGTTTGTAATGCAAAATCAAAAGATTCTACAAAAGAAGTTAAAGCTGTAGTAGATCCATCTGGATTTACTTGATCAGTTCCTGTTTCATGTTCAAAGAAAACACTTTGACCTAATCCAGTTTCTCCACCTATTACTGGAAAAGTTCCTGTCTTACTACTATTAAAAGCTGTAGCATAAGGTTGAGGATATACTGAAGTATCCATCCAAGTAGTTCTAATTGAATTAGTATTAGTTCCTGTATACCAATTACCCATAGGAGTTGGTTGAGTAGTTTGACCGTAGTTATAAACTACATATCTATTATTAAAATCTGATCCAGCTGTTGGATACCACCACGTAACTTCTGTAAACAAGTTATTAATACCTGCACAAATTTGTTGACCTTTAGTAGTATCAGCATCATCAAAAACAAAATCTTCAACGCTACAAGGTAGTGTATTTACTGTACCATCAAAAGAAAAGAATCCATTATTAGACATCCAATAAGCAACACCATCAATTTCTACACAAGCATTCTGTCCAATCAATCCACAGTTTGTACCTACTTGTTCAAATCCAAATGTAAAAGGTGCACCAACAAATTTCATCGTGTATAATGCATTATCTGTCCACACTAAAATATTTTCCTTAGCAGAGATAGCTCCCATAATTTTTGTACCATCTTGTAGTCTTTGACTACCTGCTGTGTTTACAGCTTGAATAGTGTATTCATTTATATTTTCTTGTTCAGAAAATCTAATTAACAAATCTTCTTGAGAAGTAGGTGTACCTATTGTGGCTTCTGTTCCAAAATGAATTAAGTGTCTTGTTGTAGGAGATACTAAAGTTACTCTAGTCTTGTCCGGATTATTTATTGTTTTAAAATTAGTTGTAAGTTGAGAAGCTCTTACTGTAAGTCTAGCTGTATCTCCTGAATTCCACGTAAATGTTTTACCATTAAAAATAGATGCAACTAATACTTCACCAAAACTACTTAAAGACCAAAGTCCTGGTTCTAAAGTGGTAGTAGTAGCAACTACTGGATCACCATAACCTGACCAATCTGTAGATTGAGTAACTGTTGTACCTGAAGATGTGTTTGATGGAGCTGTTGTTCCAGATTGTGATCTACTAACTGTTGTTAAATTACCAGGAGCTGCGTCTGAGTTTCCTGTATAACTAATTAATTCAGAAGTAGATGCATAGTTACCACTTGCAAAATTACCAATTAAAGCTTTACCTGCTGTTGTAAAATTTCGTGAATCAGCAAGAGAAATAGTTGTGTCGGCAGCTACAATTGCTCCATTTAAAGTACTTGTTGCAGAACCTTGAACTGTTCCACCAAATTGTCCTACACCATAACCATAGCCATATGTTTGTGCTGCAGGTCCAACAACTGCATAAGGTTTAACAGTACACGATCCATTGTTGTAAGGACCACCTCCTCCTTCTTGTGAAGGCGCTGTAATTGTAAAAGTTGTATTAGTGGGTACTGTAATTATTTGATAAGCTTTATTTAAAAAATCTGCGTTACTTAAATTTGATCCTGTGGGTACAGTAAAAGCAGAAAAGAATACAATATCTCCTTCTTTAAAACCATGAAGAGTTGAACCCGTATCAATTGTAATAGAAGTATTGGATGTGTTAGTTGTAACAGTTGAAGATAATGCAATTACTACACCGTTTGCATCTGTATCAAAAGGAGTAATATCATGTAGACCTCCTTCAAAGTAACAAATTAAAAATTTATCAGTACCTAAAATTACATATCTATTTCCTAAAGTATCTACAATAGCATGTTGTTTTCTAGCAACACCTACTAAAGTATCCGGTAATAAAGATTGCCACCCTCCTACTTTTTCAGGTAGTCCATATCTAAATCTTACATTATCAGAATCAATCCATCGACCCACCGCACCAACGCTAGTATCTTGTTTGTCAATTCCGGGTGCAAATTTAATTTGTTGGAGAGCCATTAATTAGCTCCTATGTGTTGTTTGATTTTTGTATCCAACCCTTACCTGCAATATTTGTATATATAAAAGTAACTGATTGATTGTTTGTTGTTAAGTCTAAAGCAGTTGTTGCACTTTGATATTTTAAACCATTAAAGTTAACAGTACATTTGTTAGTGCCAAATCCATTTGCAGCCGAAGCATCCATAATAGTTATTTCATCTCCTGTAGCAGGAGCTGCAGGCATTGTGATTGTTACAATATTAGTTTGTGTATCGACAAAAATTTGATCTCCAGCTACAGCTGTATAAGTAGTTGCAGTTGCTGAATTAATAGAAACAGAACCATTATTTAAAAAACCACCTAGTGTAGTTGCTGGTGTTGCACCATTAGAAACTAATAACATCGTAGCTCCAGAAGGTATTGGAAGAGCAGTTGCTTGACCTGCAGTTTTTATTGAAAGAGTATGATTAGTTCCTGTAACTCTTCCTGTTGCATCTTCTATAATAAAAACTCTAGTAGCTGTACCACCTGTTGTAGATGCTGGCATAGTTAGAGTTGTGTTACCTGTTAAATTTCCTGTTAATTTTAAATATAAATGTTTACCATCCGCGGTCGCCGATCCATCAGCTAAACTTAATGTTTGAGTAGTACCAGTTATAGGCACTGCTAAAAAAGCAGTAGCTGCTTCTAAGACTTGTAAGTTGGTATTATTAATTGATCCCCATAGACCAGCTTTTTCTCCGGTTGCTACGAGTTCTAATGATAAATCTGTTGAGTATGATGATGCCATATTAGTACGGTTTTATTGGTGTCCAAACCATTGTTGCTCCTGGTATAATTTCATTCCACGTTATAATTCCAGTTTCATTTACTTTTAATGTTAATGGAACTCCGGTAACATTTACTACTGCGTTACCTGTGACTACTATACCACTCGTAGTACGCAACGTCAATTTGTTTTCAAGATTGGTTGGATTGATAATAGCACTACCTGAAGCAGCAGCTGATGCATCCATTGTACCAAAAGTTAATGGGGTCTTAAGATTAGTACCAGGAACAACTGCAATACCTTCTACTGTAAATGTTCCAAATTGAGCTGTTTTTAATTCTAAAGGATCAGCACCAGCTACAATATTAGCTATGGTTGTAGATATTCCTACAGGTCCGATTGTTAGTCTTAAGTTAGCACCAACTGGATTAATTACAGCATTCCCTAAAAATGGAGAAGCTGAAAATGGTTGTGCCGAAAAAGCGTCTTGTCCTAATAACATATAAAATCCTTAAAAGGAAGCAGGGGGTATGTGGTGGTGCCCTGCCTCCATCTAAAGATTATACACTATAAATCTACAGTATCAACTCCGTTAATTCAGTATTTGATCCTACAGATCCTTTGTAGAAAGTATTAAAAGCTAGACTTATTCTAGTATTGTCACCTTTTTTGGTTTCTACTTGATGGGTGGTTGATGATGGAAACATAAATAAATTACCTGTTTCTACAGGAAAAAACCAAGTACCAGAATTCCATAAATTAAATTTTTCTTTATCTGTTTCAGGTTTTATTTGTTGATAACCTTTACTATGACTAAAAAGTATTTTATCATTTTTTACATCTGAATCAAAATAAAATACACCAGATACTACTGAATTAGGATGTTCGTGTCTATGATGATATTGATTTGCTTCTGTATAATTTAACCACGATTGAGTTATATAAAGTTCTATATTATTTTTAGGACAAATAACTGTATTTAAATATTCTTTGCAATGTTTATCTAAAAACTTTTTTATGTTTTTAAATTCTTTTCTATTTAATATATAATTATCTTTTGTATTAATATTGCCTTGATTATTTATGCAATGTTTTTTTTGTTGTTTTACAAATTGTAATTCTTGTTTTGTAAATCCTCTATCCATTTTTGTAGTATAGATAGGTGTTGGAAAAATAGAATGTATTATAGGTTTAGTCATTATAATTATACCAACCTGTAAAAATATATTTATCTTCATCAACAGTAGTATGTCCCTTGTGAGTAAAAACCCAATTAGTAGGCCATATAACTGTTAGTCCTTTTTTAGGTTCAATTTTAGTTTTTTGATAAAACCATTCTGTTTCTCCACCTTGTTTAACATCATTTAAATATGTCATCCAAACTAAATGTCTTTTAGAATTCATTGGACCACATACTTCACTATGCCAACTATGATAAGCTTGAGTTGGTTTATATTTTTGAATATTAAAAGTGTTTTCCAGTCCCCACTTTGCTTGATATTTATCACAAAAAATATATTTAGTTTTATACTTTTGCACCATTTTATTTAATTCTTTAAAA